GACGGATAAGCCTTTGGGGGGACCCCCCCGCCGTGGACGCTCTGGCGCGGGTTTCGGCAAAAGCCGCGTTCTGCCTCTCCAGACGAGAGGTCAATCCGGAAACGTCCGTTTCCGCCTGCCGTATCTGAATCGCCAGCCTGCCCGAAGCGCCCCCTGCGGCATCGGCCTGAGCGCGCAGCGCGTCCAGCACGCCGCGCGCCCTGTCCAGTTCCGACCGGGTTCCCCGGATGGCCTTTTGCTGATTGATCAGACTGGCCCCGAGTCGGGCCCCAGGGGACTGCTCCATGTCCCGTATGGACTGCGTGATGCCGCGCACCTGTCCTGTGGCGGCCCTGAACGAGGAGCCGAAGCTGCTGTCCAAAGACGCTCCAAGAGCGAACGACACGCCAAATTCACGAGCCATACTCATCCTCCGCAATGCTGTTGGCGGCCTGAACATATCCGGCGAACTCCGCCGGGGTCATATCTCGGATGTCCGAACGCGACCAGTTGCTGAAGCGTCCGAGCTGCAACATGCCCGATCTCAGTCTTCCAAGCTTTTCTCCGGCATCCCATCCGTCTCCGGAGTCATCGTAGGGTCCTCGCCCTCCGGGGCGTTCAGCTCGTTCAGGGCTTCGCGCAACGCCGTGTAGTCCGGTCCATACAAGCTTCGGATCGCATCGTAAGGCAGTCTGGTGAGCTTGCTGAAATGCAGACCTCAACCGTGACCGAGTTCTTCGGGCGCTTGAGCCTGATGGCCATTTCCATAGCGTCCTCTTCGTCCCCCACCGTGGATCGGCGGATAGTGATCTCGGTGACTTCCTCGCCGCCGACGATGATGGGTTCCAGCAGCTTGACCTGTTTCTTTTCCATGTGTTTCCTCGTGAATTGTTAGGAGTTGAGGCCCATCTGGACGCGGACGGCGGCCAGCAGATCCTTGCCCTGCACCTTGTAGATGAAGTTGATCTTGTCGATGAGGAGCTGTTCCTCGCCGTCCAGCAGGATTTCAAGGCGAGTCACTTCCAACTCAAGATCGTTGCCGTGCTTCTTGCCGATTTCCAGCGTGCCGAGGCTCATGTTCTTGGAACGCCCGATGATGTTCAGCCGGAACGGGACCGAGTTGCGGATGCCCGTGGACTCGTCCACGACCTGCAAGGCGCTGTAGCACTCGAACAGCGGCTGGAGCGTCCAGTCCAGCGTGTTGAAGATATCCTTCGTCGCACTCGTGAAGGTCATCTTGCAGGTCATGGACTGCGTGAGTCCGATGGTCGGGGACTCGATTTCCCCGGCAAGGCCGGAACCGTTCAGGGTTTCGGTCATGTGCTGAATCTGAGGCATCTCGATCTGGGCCGTGCCCAGAAGGTCTTTCCCCTGCCAGTACACGCGGTAGGCGACGTTTTGTTCAGGACGATGCATGGTTTCCCCGTTAGCTGAACAGCACGCTCAGGTTGTCGGTGTCGAATTCAAAGATGCCGTCGATCTCGCGGTTGGCGGGCGATGGGGTGATCCGCAGGTGGAAACGGGCGATGCCGTCGATGAGATCGGTCGTCGGATTGTCCGATTCGTCGAAGGAGATGGAACCGCCGAGGATCATCTCGCGGGCCGCATAGCCGTCCAGCCGGATCTGCTCGCTTTTCAGGATGGTCTGGATCTGGCGGCGGGTCAGCGGGTTGTCCACCTTCTGGAAGTACGTCAGGATGAACGTGCTCTGGTACCAGTTGAAGAACCGACGGATGGCGTCCTGGCAATCCTTCGGGTCGGTGTTCGAGGGATACGCGCTCATGCGCCCGCCCCACGACTTCATGCCGCCGTCCCAATTCACGGCGGTGTAGATGCCCTCTCCGTTCAGGTAGTTGCACTTGTCGAGACCGAGGAAGAGTTCCTTCCAGCCGCCCTCCTCCTTTTCGTCGGGATAGCCGATGCTGGTGATTTCCAGCCGCTTGTTGGACGGGCTGGCGTAGGGGACGCCCTCCCGGTCGGCGTCGGTCTGCGAGATGAGCCCGGTGAGATGCGTGGCGAGGCCGAACACGCGGTCCCCGAGCTTCACCTTGGGCCAGCACACGATCAGCAGCTCGTCCGAGAGGTTGTTGTTCTGCTTGTAGGCGGGGACGTCCGTGTACTTCTTGACCCCGTGCTCGCCTTCGGTCGGGATGTCCGCGAGGGCCACGGCCTTGAACAGCCCGTTGATGCCGTCCGCCTTCGCCGCCATGACCACGACCACGGCGGGGTCTTCGGAAAAGCGCGGGGCAAGGATGCTGCCCGGCACGAGCCGGAACTGCGGGAACACGGCATCGACGAGTTCAAGCCCTTCCGATTCGCCCGTGGCCTCGTTGATGCCGCCGAGCACGTCCGAGCCGTCCACAAGGGACACGTCCGCATGGTCATAGCTGGCGGTCGCGGAGGCTTCGGAGGGGAGGCTCCCTCCCTCGGTACGGGTCAACGCCCCGGTGATCGGGTTCAGGGTGTAGTCCGTGCCTTCGACGTAGGTCGTCGAGCTTTCCGAATTTTTCAGGATCAGCGCCGAAACGCCGCCGTGCTTGAGCGAGGCCGCGCCCTTGGCGTCGAAGCTCACGGCCTCGTTGCTGACGCTCGTTTTGTGGACGGCGGGGTCGAAGACGTTGCAGACCACCAGCGGCGCGCCCCGGTAGAGCGCGAAGTGGCTGTACGCGAGTTCCTGCAAGCTGTATTTGTTGAAGTTGTCCTCGTCCCACCCCATTTCGGAGACGAACTCGTCATATGAATAGTACATGCGCAGCCGGTTCACATAGCGGGGCTTGCCCGCGGCAAGGCGGTCAACCGCCGCCGTACCGACCGCGAAAACCACGTTGCTGTCCACGGAGCGGGCCGGGAGGATGCTCGTGGGGAGTTCGCTGGCGTAAACGCCGTGTCTGAATGCCATACCCTACTCCTTGGCCTTCCGCGCCTTGCGGCTGGCTTCGTTGATGTCACTGAAAAGACGCTGCATGCCGCTGCCTTCCGTGCGAAGCTGGAGGCGGGTTTCGGCCAGCGCCTCCACCGGGATGAACAGCTTCCTCATGTCCGGGTATCCGTCGAGCACGGCTTCAAGCTGCGGAAGCGGTTCGCCGCGCAGGATGGCGTTCATCCGCAGGGGAAGGCCGAACGGCCTGTCCGGGCCGACATACACGGTCAGCTTCTGGTCCCGGCGGGGCAGCAGTTCCGGAGACGGCTTTTCCGTTTTGGCAAGCGCCTTGCGGGGCGTTTTGGGCGATTCCTGTTCACTCATAAATGCGCTCCTTTAAAAACCGTCCAATGGTGTGGACGGGATAACGTACTGGTATTCGGGGTAAACGGTAGCGTAATGATGTTCGGTCCACTGCCTGTCCGGTTCCGGCATCGAGGACTTGAGCGGGTATTGCAGCTCAAACTTTTTGGCCACCACACGGTTACGGCGCAGGACAGCCCGCAGCCAGTCGAGGAGTTCCGCGAGGAGCAGCCCCGCCTGTTCCTGCCCTTCCGGGGCGAACATCCCGATCACGAGCGCCAGCGTTTCCCGGCCTTCTGCACCCTCCATGCCTTCATCAATGCCTCCACTGGCCCATCGGATACAGATGAACGGGTAGGTTCCCCTTTGATCCTCCGGCAAACCATGAAGGAACACTTGAAGATCCCCGTGCCCGCCATCGGATGCCGGAAACGGATAGTCTTGCATGGCCCCGATCAGCATTTCCCGTACCGACAGCAACAGTTCTTTGGATTTCATCCTATTTCCCCTTTGCCGCGAGCTTGGCTATACGAAAGTCGATCTCGTGCTGTAACACGGAGATGAACCGCCGCTTGACGTTTCTTCCAATGGGATCGACTACTTCATCGAACACCGCGAAATATTGGACCGTGTAATCATGCGTCCAAATGAGCGTCGGGACCGAGCGGCCTTGGTACTGGTGTCTGCGGCCAAGCTTTTCCTGCATGAAGCGGAGCTTCCCCGACTTGCCACGCAGCACGAACCCTTTCGTGCGGTCGGACGTCTTCGGCTTGTAACGGACGGGATAACGGGGGCCGAGCTGATACCCCGCACGCGGCCACTCATTACCTGTAGACCCTTTGGGCCGGGTTGGGGCGTTCGGGGCCAACCGGTAGGCATCGAGAGGGGTCTTCCGCCCGCTTACCCGGATGACGCCGAAAACCTTGTCCTTGTCGGCCACCTTGTAACGGCGGTCATGCTCGGCCCGTTTCTTGCCGTACATCTGGACAGGTTGAACGGCGTCCCGGATGACGGATCTCTTGAGGTACGCGAGAGCCGAGATTTCCTCCGTCATTTCCTTACGGGCGGTGGACAGGGAACGCTTCACGGCTTGCCACATCGCCCCCTGGCATTCCTTCGGGAACTCTTGCAGGGGCCTCAACAACCACGCCACATCCCTTCTGGACACCTCAATCTTGATCATGACCGCTCCCTGTACAGCCGGATGGTACGCAACGCCTCGCGGTCGGCGGTATCCACGTTCCAACGTTCGCCGTTGAAATTCACGGGCTTTCCGGGCCAAAGCTCATCGGGGAAGTCGGACAGGGCCACGGCCAACACGACGAACTCGTTGGAGACGCCGGGCCTGTCGTCCGCTTCGGGCCATGCCATTTCCGGCCTGTCCACCACGGCGTCGAGCGTTCTGCCTTCAAGCGTGACGGATTCGCCGAACTCGGCGGGGGTCAGGAACACGGAGTGGATTTCCTGCTCCAGGATCTCCTTGAAGAAGCTCTGGTTCATGAATGCCCTCCCCGCTCCTGCAACAGCGCCTCGGTCCGGGCCATGCGTTCGCTGAGGCCCTGCATGGCGTCTTCGTAGTCGTCCAACCGTTCATGGACACGCGCTACCGTCAGGCGGCAATCATCAATGTGGACGAGCTTCACCCGGTGTTTGTTCAACTCGGACAAATCGGATGAAACGCCCCGGACTTCCTCCCTGAGCGTGAGAAAGACATAGACGACGAGCGAAATGAGCAGCACAAGCAATGTACCGATGATGCCCATCGAATAGGCCAGCAGCGTTTCCGTGGTCAGCGGCATAGTTCCTCCGCGTGTTCAATCCAGAGCAGCAGCTCCGCGCCCTCGTTTGCCGGAAGATGAATCCATTCACCCTCCACCTGTTTCCAACGCCCGCCCTCTTCGTAGGCCCACGCCTCAGTGATGATCGCCCCCGGCGTCATCGGTGCGGGAGGCACGCTTGTCAGCGCCCCCGAACTTCCGCAGCCATGCAGAGCCGCCGTCAGAGCGCACAGCGCCCACACGGGAACGGCGGCGGTATTCCCGAAAACCTTCAAGAACCAGTTGAAGGATGCGGACGAGGGCCGACCATGCATCACTTGCCGCCATTGCCCGCGTCGTCGGCGTTTTTGGCTTTGCCCTTGTTGCAGCCGATCCAGTTCAGCAGCTCGTAGACAATCCGGTACAACATGCCCGACTGTTCCGTGGGCGCGGGCATGAACGCGCAGATGAACGCGCAAACGCCGGAAACGGCGGCCATGCCCAACGCGACGATGCCGGACTGAGAATCCATCAATGTAGCGAAATCCATCAGAAGACCTCCTGTCCGGGGTCATAGGTGCGCGTCGGCCAGCCGCCCACGCAGAATTTCCGCAGCGGGAAACGGTTCGCCGCGCTGTTTACGTAATGCGCGCCCTGCATACAGTTCATGAGGTGCACGATGCGCCGGGCGTCGTTCCGGGAAAGGACGATGGAAAGGGCCGAAAGCGTCTTCGGGCCGACGACGCCGTCCGTCTGGAGATCGTCGAACAGGCGCACGCCGTCCGCGCTGCCGTCCTTCCGCCAGTTGAAGGCGTTGCAGAGCCGTTGCAGGTAACGCCCCATGCCCGCCTTGCCGAGGTTCACGGCCTGCTCGAACAGCTCGTCGGCCACGATCTGGTCGAACCGTTCGAGCCCGAGCTTGTCCCACCACTCTTTCTTGTACCAACCCTTGACGCACCCCGTGAGGCTCGGAATCCCCATAAGGTGCGCGGAGAAGGCGGCCTTGCCCTTCTTGTAGGAGGGATGGCTCTTTTCCCGGTCGATGACGGGCCAGATCGGTTCGTTGGGGAAGAAGTTGCGGGCGCACCCGCGGAACGTCTCCCCGCCCTTGTCGCCGGAGTCGTGCGTCCAGCCGCCTTCCCACTTGGCGACGGGCGCGTAGGCGAGATTGAAATCAGCCATGACTACGCCGCCTTGAAGGTCAGCTCGACCAGCGCTTCGGGGTAGGTGCAGAGCGTGAGCGGGTTGGACTGGACTTCCAGATCAAAACCGCGTCCCTTGGGCTTCTCGTCCATGCGGGCGTAATATTCGAGGCCGATGGTATTGACCGTCTCCATCCAGTCGGCGGGCGCGTGGTACTGCTTGAAGATGCCGGGGCCGACCGGGTAGACGTGCCCCTTCTTGGCCGCCACCATCGTCTGGCCGCCCACCACGTCGGAACGCTCCACAAATGTCAGGCCGCCATAGGGGAAGCCGCGCTTGCGGTAGTCGTTGTTGCCAAAATTCTCCCGATTGGAGAGCCATCTTTCAAAATACTCCCGCACCAGCTTGTGGGACGTCAGCATGTCGTAGGCGTCCGAGCCGATGATGCACTCGATATGATCGAACGGCGTGCCGCCCATCGCGGCCTCGACATGCCGCTTGGCCTTGAGGATGCTCGTCAAAATGGGGTTTGCATCGTCGGCGGCCGTCTTGGGGAACGAAATGTCCAGCGTCTTCTTTGTAGCGCCGAACGTATTGAAGATGTCGTGCAGGACGGTGGTGCCGTCAGCATCGAGCACCACGCCCTTGATGGCCCCGAGCCGATGGAACTCCATCGTCGCCGCCAAGTTGTCCTTCAACTGCTGCATCTTGTCGTTGTAGACTGCGGCAACAGAGATCGGCTCGGTGGAGCCGAACGCCCGCACGTCCTGAAGGTCTTCGGGGGCCAACGTGTCCATCTGCGCCAGATGCGCGCAGGAGAGGTGCTTCCACTCCCGCTTGGCCCCGCGTCCGGCAAGGCTCTCAGGGGCGGTATTGCGCTCCGAGTCCCCGATCAGCACGATGCGGCCTTTCCTGATGTCGAGGGAAACGGTCGTGGTCTTCACGCCCTTCACCTCGAACAACGGCTTGAAAAAGAAGGGACGAGCGGGGCGGTTAGAAGTTGGA